CGCAGTTTCACCTCAACCTGATACTGCTTACCCAGGCGTGTTATTTCGGCCTGGCTCTTCAGCACATCTATAGCTGGCTGAATCAGATTAATGATGCGGTCCGTTCCGGCCTCAGTTTTTGGGAGTGTGAACTCCTTCGTTAATGTGTGGTTTCGGCGGATCATCATCGTACCGGCTTTCAGGTCGATATCTTCCCATGCCAGCGAAACGAGTTCGCCGTGGCGCACGCCTGTGTACACTGCCAGCGACCACATGTTTTTCAGCTGCAGGGTTGCGCACGCATTTATCATCCGTATGAACTCGTCGCGCGTCAGCGGGTCAGGTTCACAACGTGAGCGCTTGAGAAGGGCGATCCCATTAAACGGGCTTGCCTTCACATAACCGCTTTCAGCAGCGAACTTGAACATTCCAGCCATGGTCTTCATGTAATTGTTGACCGTTCGGACTGTACGGCCCTTTACCGGCTTACGATGTCCTGCCTTTAAAGTCTGATAACCGGTCAGCAATTCCTTCCTGATAAACAGCAGGTCTTCCTGCGTTACCGCAGAGACCATCCTGTCCCCACCGATCCTCGGCACCATATTGCGCGCTATAGATGAATAGCGTGACATCGCGTTGGTGCTGATCTCCATGCGTTTCAGCTCAAGCCACTTGTTAGCCAGCTCCAGAACGGTGATTTCCTTACTCTCCACCCCAAACCTTTTCAGGTTCGGCGAGTCAGGGAACTGAGCCGCATAGTTGAAATTTCCGGTCTTGATCGCAAAGCACACCGACGCACGCAGTTCGCCAGCGATCTTTCTGTTTTTTGGTGTATCCGGCACGCCGAGGCTTTCACGCACCCGGCTGCCTTTATAGATGAACCATATGCGGAGCGTACCGCCATGATTCTCCACGCCTGTTGGGTATGCCGACTTAGCCATTATTCCCTCCTGACGTCCAAGAGCCCGCTAAGCATAAACGGATCTTCATTGGCGCGCACCCGGCTGTTTCTTTGACAGGCTCTCAACCCACTGGTCGACAGCCTTGCGGTTGTACATGCATTCGCTGTTTTCTTTTGGATTTCCATCTGGCGCAACGTGAAGATATTCACGTCCTACCATCCAAGACTTTTTGCGCGCCGCGTCGATAGTTCCCGGGCGAAGTCCGGTAATCTCGACGAGCTTTTCTTGGGTTACCCAGTCGTTGGGCACGATAAAGGTCATTTCGCTCATGGTCGCTCCTATGACATCGTTTTATAAAACTGCGGGCCGTCTGGCGTGGCCGCGCGTAATTCGTTTTCCGCATGCACTGAATAATTGCCGTCATCCCAACGCACCCAGGCTTTCGGATGATCGCCTTCCGGCTCCAGTTGGCTATCCACCACGCCAGGGATACCGCCGGTCTTCTTCTGGACTAATGCGCCCACATTAAAAACACCCATTGCACACCTTCCGGTTCGTGAAGAAATGAGATGAGAGCGCCCAGCGCCATAAGTGCAGCGATGAGCCAGTTCATGGGGTTTGATTGCATGGTTAACTCCCAAAAAGAATGCCCTCACAGCGGAGGGCAAAAGGGATAACGGAGCAGTGCTTTCGCACCCAATAGCCAGCTCATAACTGGCTATCAGTTGCGTCATTGTTTGATGTGAAGGCGCGGCTCGCCGTCTTTCGGCTCCGGCCATTGGCGCGCCACATTCACCTTTAGCTTTTCTTCCAGCGCCGCGGTGATTTGATCATCGGTGATACCGGCGCGCCGCTGTGCGTCCCATAGCAGGAACTGCATATCAGCCCATTCGCTGAGGTCACCAGGATCGCCAGCAGCTTCCAGCGCCTCTTTCGAAAGGTGCTTCAGCGGTCCGATGGGGCCGACATTGCCGAAGGTCTTTTCTGACCATTCAGCGTGGCGCCGCCGGATCAGGTTTCTGGTGAACTGTGATTTCTTCGATTCGTAAGGTTTCACGCTCTCTCCTCATGCCGCACGCTGGGCGCGCAGCGTAAAATTACTTCCGCCAGGCGAAGGCAATCGGCTCCGGCGTAATCCAAAGGTGGCGCATGTTCGCCACGTTCACAACATCAGAATCCCGCGGGTAAATCTCCACGGCATCACGATCCCCATAGCCAACAGCTGACTTTATCTCCTGCAACGCATCCCAACTGATGCCATCCTTCCATCGGCCAGAAGTGCCAATGCTGGTGGTGTTCACCGACAGGCGAATGACGCCTTTGTCTTCCTCAAACTCCTGAACAAGAAAGTAAGAGTTAGCCCACACGTTGCTCCGCTTGGGGTCGTGGCATCGTGCCGGCCACTGCGATTCCGGTACCGGCTTGAGTATTCCGATCACGTCTCATGCTCCTTAATTTTTCGATGTGTTCTGCTGTTTCGATTTCTTCGTCGATCCGCTCAGCCTGTGCTTTGGTCAGCGGCTCGAACTCATGCTGAAAGCGGCCCATACTGGCGATGCAGGTGCGACCGTTGCGGATGTAGTGAATGACGTCGTGGGTAGAGCGGAGGATTTTGCAGAGCGCGCCGTGGGGATCGGCATACCAGGTATTAGGCTGTATTATCCTGAACATTTGAAGAGCCCTGTATCATGAGGAATACTGTCATCGCTGCACGAAGCGCATTTTCATGTTCATACTCATAGAGTGGCAATGCGGTAGCACCATGCAGGCCTTCTTTGTTCCAGTTCCAAAGGATATTAATTTCGTTATCCGCGATGATTTCCCCTGCATCTGACCATGAATTTACAGGGTCAAAAATCACCTCTTCTGGCTCCCCGTCACTGTATGGGCTTTCAATATTTCCGTATCCCAATCGATAAACGTATCCAGCAGGGTTAAACATAAACAGCATTTCCTGATGTAGCTTATTAAGCTCATCAGCAACTGCTGCGTTTATTTCCGTATCACTCAACTTGCTGTAATCCATCACAATCCCCTCTGCTTATTCCTAAGTTCGATAACACCCTGGCACTCCGCGCATGTCTGGCAGCCGGGAACGGCTGCGCGCCGCGGCTCGGGAATTGGTTCGTCGCATTCTTCACAATGCTCAGCTGATACGGCGTTGCGGTCGATGCGGTGAGCGGAAAGGGCAGCGTTGCGCTGAAGCTCTTCAATCTCTGCTGCGGTATCGATGATGTCCATGGTCAATGCTCCCGGAACTGTCGGTTAATTCGGTTGAAGGTGAACGCCAGCAATAAAAAGGGAGCCTTAAGCTCCCGGGTGATTAGTGCCTTCATGCTGCACCGCCTTCATTCTTCTCGGCTTCAACCGCCATCTGCTCAAGACGTCGCGATAACTCGGCGGCCAGCGTCTGGAATTCTTCCTCTGTCGCCACCGGGATCGGCACAAAGCGAATCCCAATGTGCGCCAGGTGGTTGGCGATTTCGATGCTTTTTCTCAAATCAACGGGAGAGGCTCGGTTCATGCGGCGCGCTCCGCGTTGTGTTTGAATGCCCACTTACGGAAAGCTTTCTTCAGGTCGCCTTTTGTGTAACGCATGCCGCGGAGCGGATTATGCCTGGAGTTACGCGCTCGCTTTTCAATAGCCCCACTGAACAGGCAACCGGTAGCGTCATCCATATTCATGAAGACACTTACGATATTCTTCATCCCATACTGAACGAGCACGACAGGCTTAATCTTCTCGGGGTGTTTCCACACCTTTTTGTCACTGAACATCGCCATGCGCATATAAGTGCGAAAGTCATTCGATTTATCGCCGGCTTTCATTTTGCGAAGATATACCGCGCCTTTTCTGTATTTGCTCATTGTTCTGCTCCAAACCGCCCGTTAAGGCGTCCTGTGTATGAGACGAACTCCAGGAGGCTAACTCCCAGAGGCTCAATTTTCTTGTGATGCTTGTTGATGATGGGAGGCACCGTATCGTTCCAGTTTGGCTTTGGCTTCTTGCGCATGGCCTGCTGTATTTCCTCGGTGCAGCGGCGGCAGGCGGCGCGGATAGCGTTTTCATTTGCTGGCGTCATGCGGCCTCCGTTTTCACAACATCGATGGCGCAGCCGGGCAGCAGTTCTACCGCGGCGGTGTCGCACTGATCTCCCCAATGATCCCAGCCAGGCGCCGCGCTGCGGCTAAACAGCTCAATGCGAGGCACATCTCCGTAAAGCAACTCCAGCCGGTGGCGAACTTCCCATGGCTTTTCGCTGTGCGCGCCGAGCGGGCTGTATACCACCTGCTTAATCCCGGCATGCTTTCGCTCAAGCCCGGCGCCGCGGGTAGCAATGAGCAGGTCTTCGGTGTTGGCCCGTGTGTGGTTGCCGCCGTTCATGCGCGTCTCGGCGTTAAGCAGATCGAGGAAGTCGTAAAAGTCGGTGATTTCACCCTCGGCCAGCGCCTTGTTGATGCGCAATTCCGCGTTCTGATTCAGCTTCACCCAGGTAAAGCCCTTCATCGTGCGAACGGTAAATCCCCAGGACTCGGCCAGTTCGATAGCCTCCTGGTTATGCGTGCCGGTGTACCACATCGCCAGCACCGCATTTTCGGCTGCAAGTTCCCATACCGGCAGGCGTTTGATGTCGATTAATTTCATGGTGGAGTAGTGATCGGCAGCGGCACCGTTACTGATTGTGTTGCCATAAGCCCAGGGTGGGTCAACATACAGAAGTGAGTATTTCGCTGTCATGCCGCCTCCTGCCTTTCCCGATATTCCTCAGCGATCCGCTGCGCCTTTAATGGATTGCTGACCACTTCACCCCATGGCATTAACCAGCCGTTACCAATGAAGGGAAGGCACAGTGTGCCAACCCTTATGTCGTCGTGAGCGTGAGTCATTAGTCACTCCTTGAAGCACCGCCGAGACCTTTGCGGTTGTCGTTCAGATATGGATCGCATGGTCTGTACGTCGATGGCTTTGCCGGTGAGGTGTCCTTCTCTCGTTCCTCACGAATGATTTGGTAAAGCTCTTTGCGATCGGCGCGTTCTTGCGGGGTAAGCTTCCGGTCAGGGATTGGCCGGAGAAGATGTTTTCGATACTCGGGTGTGAATTTATTCATGGGTTTCTCCTGCCCGGAAGATGATTCAAAAGGGTATGTCGTCGTCGAAGTCCATTGGCGGTTCGCTTTGTTGATGTTGTGGTGTCGATGAGCGTTGTTGCGGCTGGCGTGGTGGATGCGATGATGCCTGTTGGCGGTGGGTATCACTGCCTGGCGTTCCGCGTGGTGGAAGATCGATATCCCGCACCAGGATTGTCGGTGTCTGCACCTGCGAACCGTCCTGCTTAGTCCACTCCTCAATTACAAACTCGCCAGTAACAGCAACCTTTGCTCCCTTAACAATCGCGCCAGAGAGCTTCTCGGCCATCGCCCCGAACATCTTGCAATTCAGCCATGATGTCTTCTCATTATCGCCAAACCCAGATTTTGCCGGGAGTGAAAACGAGGCGATGTGTTTCCCGTTTGGCGTGACGCGCAGAACCGCATCTCTGCCGACATTTCCTGAAACTGTGATCGTGTTAATTGCCATTTAAGCCGCCTGTTTAAGTTCTTTTAGTCGAATGCCGGTGACGTCTTTGCATTTAGCCTGCTGATCAGCAAAACCATTCAGCCGTGACCAAGTTGTTGCGTATTGAGCCTGCAATTTTTTGCTGTCTTTTTCAGTACTGGCGTACTGAGTAAATTCAGCGAGAATTTGATCGGCATCTGCCGGTTGCACCTGATGAGTTTCAGCATCAGGGTCGATCGCTGTTTCTTCAGTTGGTATGCAGAACGCCTGAAACGCTGCGTATTTGTAGGCTATCGACATGGCCTTGTTTGTGGCCTTGTCGCCGCTATCCATCGCTTCACCATAAGTGGTGACAGTGTGGACGCTGCCGTCCTCGGTGCTGACGAAATCGAAGTCACCACGAACCGTGATGTAGAACAGCGCACCGCCATTTTTGCTGGTTCGCTCGACGCTGGTGCGTTCGGTGTAGCGGGGTAGTATCAGGAGTTTGTTCTTTACCAGCTCCGGGGCTAGTGCGTTGTAGATGTCGTCTATGCCCCGAAACGCGTAATTTACCTGACTCCCTTGCTTCCTCTCTTTGCTGATACCCTTCTCAGCAAGGGCTGAAGCAACGCCGCTAATGGCGGCGTATACTTTTTTGTCTGTCATGTGTAGTTCCCCGCAAATTCATCCCAGCTAATAACTGGGTTCTGCCGCTCGGCTGCCAGATTTACTGGCTCGTCATCGCTCTCTGGCTTATCTGGCAACACGTCGCGCATAAGACGCAGGAACGACTCTTCATCCCACCGTTCTGCTGCCGTCATGCTGCACGCTCCTGATGGGTGATGACGTAGCCCTGCTCAACCAGCCATTCGATGACTTCTGCGCCGTCGAGCTGCGGTAGCACATCACGGGTTTTAACGGTACCGGCCAGCACAACGCCTTCCATCTCAACTTTGATGGTGTTGTGTGGTCCGACAGACGTGTGCATGTCCACGCACTCGCATGTGATATTCATGAATCACCTCAGTAATGAATTTTTGCGCAGGGGATCAGGTCATCTTTCAGGGCGGTAAGCACTTCGATAGCCTGTTCGCGGGTTAAACTGGTGTGGCTGGTGAGCGCGTTAACGATGTTGGTGCCGACCGCTTTGCGATGCTTCACA